GCTCTCCTTGTGGTCCTTGGTCTCCTTTTGGCCCCTGAATTCCTTGTTCTCCTTTGTCTCCCTTTGGGCCTTTAAGTGCTGCAAGTTGCTCTTCTGTAAACATATCGTATGTAAAAGCTTCTCCCTGTGGTCCCTTAATACTGCCTACATTTTTCCAACTATTTTCTGTGCTTGACCAAACATATAAATTACCCATAACTAAATACGAATCACCAATAACGCCAATAGGATGAGCCTCCAAAAGTTTTTCTACAGTATCATAGGAGCCGAGAATATTAACACCTGTACCATCTTTCCCTTGATCTCCTTTTGGTCCCTGTGCTCCACGTTCACCTTGATCTCCCTTATCTCCTTTTGGGCCCTGAATTCCCTGTTCACCTTGATTTCCTTTTTGACCTTTAAGTGCTGCAAGTTGTTCTTCTGTAAACATATCGTATGTAAAAGCTTTTCCTTGCTCTCCTTGTGGTCCTTGGTCTCCTTTTGGCCCCTGAATTCCTTGTTCTCCTTTATCTCCTTTTGGGCCCTGAATTCCCTGTTCACCTTGATTTCCTTTTTGACCTTTAAGTGCTGCAAGTTGTTCTTCTGTAAACATATCGTATGTAAAAGCTTTTCCTTGCTCTCCTTGTGGTCCTTGGTCTCCTTTTGGCCCCTGAATTCCTTGTTCTCCTTTATCTCCTTTTGGGCCTTTAAGTGCTGCAAGTTGTTCTTCTGTAAACATATCGTATGTAAAAGCTTTTCCTTGCTCTCCTTGTGGTCCTTGGTCTCCTTTTGGCCCCTGTGGACCAGTAATATATATTTTAGTTCCTTCAAGGTTTTCCAAAGAAGAAATTTTTCCTTTCAATTTTGAGTCTGTATTAATTCCCATTTTAATCACCTGCCTTTGCAGGGAAGAGAATTAATTCCGCAGGTCCAGTTTCATCATACCCTAGTGTTGTTTTTGTTTCATTCACTGCTATTTCATACCAATATGTTGTTGCTTTATTAATTTTAGGCCCAAAAGTAGTATCTTCTTCTGTTAATATTATATCCACTTCCTCTGTATTACTATTTACAGTAATTTCTTTGTCTAAAAGAGGCTCTTTGTCATAGCCTTTCTTTTCAAAAATCCTAAATTGAATTTTATCCCCATTTTGAAATTCATAATTTTTAGTTTCGGATAGTGGTATTGAAAATTTAATTGTACCAGCATCTCCTCTACTAACAAATATGGTTCTCCCATCTTCACTAACTTTAATCATTTTCTTCCTCCAATTCATATTTCATGTATCCATCAATTTTTAAAATTGCAAAAACACATCCTGTTTTTGATGCAATATTCTCTTGCGTAAAACTTTCTGTAAAATTAAAATCACTAGATATCTTAAGCTGATGTAACCCTTCTATTGTGTTTCCATTTGAATTTTTAAATGAGCTACTAATATCAAAGCATTCCTTTTTTTCCGTTACATGTGAATTATTGCTTGGAGTAGATGGTGTATAACCATTTGCTCCAAATGCATTGGGAATTTCCACATAAGTAGTATTATTGTTAAGAAAAATTCCTCCCATATATTCAGCATTTATTTGCCTACTATATAAATTATTTGCTTTGTATAGTTTTAAATTCCTGCTATATCCCCAAACTGACTTGTTGTCTAGTCCCCAATAAATTGGGCTATGAAAAAGTTCTACTATAGCACTTGTTACATTGAAATTTTTTGGAATTATTAAATCAATTGTTGCTTCCTCTTTAACAACACCAGTAGGAGAAATTGTGTCATTTCCTATAAAACCAACTATTTGATACCCTCTCGTATCGTATGTATATGTATTCATCAGACCTTTTTCCGAAATTACTGTAGCGCCATTTGATAATTTTGCATTACCATATTGATCTAATTTAAAATTCTTTGTTTTTATGGTTCCATTATCTAAATCAATTTTCATACCCATAGAATTTTGAACATAATTACTTGATTTTATTTTCCCTGTTGTTATATTGTCTCCAGAAATAGTTGTGCTCCCTCCTGTTGCAAGGTCTGTATATTTTACATATTTTTCTGTAATTTCTGTAACAGTTCCTTGTAAGACTGTTAACTTGTTACCATCTTTAATAGCAATAGTCATAGTTGATTTTGAGGAATTTATAAAATCATTTTCTTCAAATTCTCCAGTATTTTTTCCTATTTGGCATATAAATAAAGTACCATCTTTTTTTATCCACCAGTCTCCAGAGCTGTATGGAGGAGATGGATTGGAAAAGAAAACACTTCTTTTATGGTCCGTTTCGACATCTAAATTTGCATTAGTTAATGCCATGCTCTGTATTAAATTAATATCATTTTGCTCAGACCAACCTGTTTCAATAAACTTATAAACTTTTCCAGTGTCTTGGTCATAATACAAATCGCCGTAATGTTCTTCAACAGTTGTCCACTTCGTATATGGTTCATTTTCTAATGTAGGAAGTCCAGAATAAAACCAGAGCGAAATTTCGTTCTGGCTATCTATAACATCTGCTAAATTAATAATTAAAGAATTAACAATATTGTTAAGTTCATTTTCAACCTTGTTCAGCAATTCTTCCTTCATTTCCTTGTTACTACTTTCGAAATTCAGCTTAAACCTAATTAGCAACTCTTCAATACTTCTCGGCCTTGATAAATCTTCCTTTCCCATAATTCCTCCTACCAAGTAACTTTTCCATTCTTATAAACAGTGAATCCTTTCAAGCTCTCAAACACACTCTTCATCTCATCTTCTGTATAGTCTAAACTTTTTACATATTTGTACAGTTTAGTTCTTTCAGTATCATTTAGTTTGTATTGCGTTCCTAGTAGCATTAATTTTTGTTCATAAGTAATTTTCATATTGTTTACATATTCATAAGTTTTTTTCTTTGAACTTCCACTTACAGTTTTTCCCTTAGTTGTACCATTTTCTTTTATATCAGATTCAAAATCCTGTTGTAAATATTTTAAATATTCATTTATGTATTTTTCATCGGTAATACCTGTCTTTTCTAGCAGTTCAAATTTTTCTTTTGCTGAATCATTAGTTAAAATCTTAGTTTTATAAATTGCTGATTTTTCTTTTGCCGAATAATTCGATTTTAAAAGTATGTTTATTTTATCATTACTTTTCATTTTTTCTTCTTTAAGAGATAATTTATTGGACAACTCTTTTATTTTAATTTTGTAATCAATGAAGGTTTCTAATTCCAGTCCATTTTTTCTTAAATTATCATATTCCTCTTTAGTTGGCATACTTAATTCATTTTCATTTGCTTTGTTATATATCCTAATATATTCAGCTTTACTTGTTCCATTCTTTGTTATATATTCTGCATCTTTTAATTGACTTCCACCATCATTTCTTTCAGTAGCAGAGAATACATCATAAGTGTACATATTCCACTTTTTATTTTCATTTATGTTCATTTTCTCAATGTATTGTATTTTTTCATTTTTCTTTTTACCAGAAGTGTTATCTATATATTCCAAAAATTCTTTATATGGAATTTGTACTTTCTTGTACCCTTCAGTTTGTTTTGAAGATAATGCTTTATAACCTCTTTCCGAAAATTCTTTTGCATCAGATATTGAATATTTCCCAAAAAGACCTGCCTTTATATACTTCTTAACAGTTTTATTTTCAACTGGAAATTGTAGTTGGCTTTCTCCTGACTTGTTCGTTTTATAACTTCCTCCAGCATTTATCGTACTAATTCCTTCAATAGATTTCTTAATTTGTGCACCACCAACAGGTAGTCCTAAATAAAGTAACGGTTTGGTAAATTCCTTTATGGCTATTTCCTTTTTGTATTTTTCATCTGCTTCACTATCTGCTAATTTTGCTATATTGGTTATATTGGGCATAGCATTTGAGATAGGTACACGACCTATGTCTTCCATTCCTACAAATCCTGCTAAATTGCTTAAAAATGGGATACTTCCTATTACAGATTCAGCTAAATCTTCTTTAGCTTTTTCCTTATCATCATCGTCTCCTAAAATTGCTTGAATTAAATATGAGACCCACCTTACTGGATCTGGTAGAACTTCATTTCCACCTCTTAGTGCTATCATTATAGTATTTACCCCCCAAGATGCAGCCATTAGTTTTGAATAGTGCCAAATTAGTTGGCCTTTATTCTTTGCTTCTCTTGGCATATCTTTTAGATAATTACTTACCATATTGTTCGGCTCTACCTGAAACATTGTAATTAACTTAGACAAAGGATTTTTAGAATTAAAAACAAGAGGTAGCGCTCCTTTACTTCTGTCTGCCATTATTCTTGCAGCATATTTATCAGCACTATCTAAGGCAATTTCCTCGCTCATGCCTTTATCTATATTTTCTAAATATTTGGCCCTAACAACGCTTTCTGCTGTGAAATTATCGATTACATTCATAGGAATTGATGCAATATCACTCATTTTTTGAGTTATTTTTTTCTTTGCAATTGTATCGATGCCAAATCTATTTGTCAAAAAATTTGAATTTGAAACAAAACTTAAGTCTTTGTTTCCTCTCAAACCTTGTATATCATTTTTTGCCGTTTGCAGTATTCCAGTAAGCAAATAATTCCACTTTGTTGTTCCAGCGGCCTGAAAAATTGGGGCAAAGTTCGTAAGTGAAACACTTAGGTTGCCTCCTATTGTATTAGCAGCTATTTTACTTTCAATACCTGCCATACTAGTATAAACATTTCTACCAATATTGTGTTCAATATTTCTATCTGCAAATGATTTTTTCCCAGCTAGAGTATTTGCATAATCATCCAACCATGTTACAAAATTAGGAAGTCCACTTTCCGTGTTTTTAAATATTCCATCAATAGCAGAATCCTTAGCTTCTTGTGTAAGCTCTTTATTCTTGTAAATGTTATTAATTTCATTTTGCATACCTTTATCTGAAAATTTATACCTAATTTGCCTACTAAATTCCCTTACTTTCTGTATATCTTCTGTTGTATAGATAAGTTCCATAGCACCTTGTATATATTTTTCCATTGCTTTTAGAGCGTTGTAATCTGTTTTGTTTGTTTTTCTTTTTTGTATATTACTATTCCATGTTCTACCAGGCTTAAATGTATCTGTTTTGCCTGCTATTTCCGTTGGCAAACTATTATTATTGGATAAATCAATTCCAAAATAACTTGCGACTTTTCCCAAAAACATATCTGGTTTATTTTCGAAAAAATGAGGAAAGTAGTTTTCTCTTTTTCCTATTGGAGAAAAGCCAAACTTAATCTGTTCATCATTTATTCTAGGATGCAAGTAATCCAATATCTCTTTGAAAGTATTTGCTGTTTTATAAATTTTTTGTATTTTTTCATTACTAAGATTGTATTTTCTCAAATCTGTGTCATTAATTTTCTTTTCGATAATTAACTGTGCCAATGTTGCTTCATCTATTTTAATGGCAATATTTTCACCCTTTGGAACATATAAATATTTTTGAGTTTTATCTAAGTCAAGTTTATTAATCTTTTCATATAGTTCATTTATTTCTCTCGTTTTTTGTGCTTGATGAACCTGAATAGGGTTAAATATTACTTCATTAATTGTTTTTGCCAATTCCTTGTCTTTAACAATATCTTCTATATTTCTTTGTGCTGTTTCCCTATTATATAAAATACCACTTTTTTTATCTTCATATTTTGTTAAATCTGATACTAACGGAGCAATCTCAGCAGTTATTGTTTCTCGAGAGGCTTTTTTCATCATATTTCTTGTTTCTAGTTCTACTTTTTCTTTTGTACTATTTTTATTTACTTTGTCAATTTTGCTCAAATATAAATCTTCAATTTTATTTTTTCTAATTTTTAGATTTTCGATTTGAGATTTTATAATTGCTACAGTTTTTGTATCTTTATTTTTCTTGCCATTTATAATATTTTCTTTTTTCCTTATTGTTTCATCAATATTAGAAATAGAAAAATTTTTGTACTTTATTAAATTGTTTATAGCATTTTCTTGTGTTTTTATTATTTTTTTCTTATAATTATTGTACATTACAACATTTTCTCCTATAGGTGCAGTTTTCTCAACTCTCTTAACATTTTTTTCTATAGGAGCTTTTGCTTCTATAATAGTAGTTCCTTTACTATCATTTTTATACAATGTATCTAATCTTTCTTGCCATTTGTTATTTTCTGACAAACTAAAAGAACCTGATTTTTTTTCAGATTCTTGCATAGAATATTTAGTAGTAGTATTGACATCATCTTTAATTGGTGCTATACTATTAGTAGAAGTTATATCTTCATTACTAGTGATGTTTTTATCACTCGGCCTTTGAGCCACTAAAGAAGATTTGCTTCTATTTTTTTTGTCCATTTTTCCAATATTGTATATAGTATCAATGCTTCCATTTTTCCCAACTGACATTGTAATTTTATAATATTGACCGTCAAAATCTTCAAAATATGCACTTCTATAATCAAATCCATCTCTTGCAAATTTGTGGTTTTTATAATCTGGAATTGGTTTTTTATTAATTTTTTGTGAAATTTGTGCTAATTCATCTACATGTGTTTCTGCTGTTAATTTTGATAAAAATTCTTTATTGTTTAAATATCTAGTATTGCCATTTTTATCTGTTATTTTATTCCTAAATTTTGCTTTCCCTGCGGTATCTTTTGTAATTGTTAATATGTCTCCGCTTTCTGTTTCTACTTGAACATCTTTTCCTTGTCTTATATTATTATTTATATAATTCTCGACTTGTGTTTCCCATTTTAATGAGTCATTTCCCGTAATTACCTGTCTATCAGCTTTTACATATTTGCCATTATTGTTTTGTTGTATCGAAAGTTTAGTTTTATTTGTATCTAATCCTTGATATTCTTGCTTAAATGCGTTTTCAAATTTATTTTTTATATCAGTCCAATAAATCTTTTCACTTTTATATCCCAATTTTGCATTTAATCGATTAAGTTTATCTATTACCCAACTATATATTCTTTGTCCCAAATTTTTATTTTTAATTGTTAAATTATTTACAAATTCTTGGTTACCTAATTTACTTCCTAGAATATCAGCTACAGCTTCGCTGTCTACCAAAGTATTAAATTCTTCACTGTTTTTATCATAAACATTAGAATACAATTCCTCTAATGACTGTCTAGCTTCTTGATATCCTGATTTTGTTTTATCGTATTCCAAAATTAAATCTCTTAATTTATTATACTGTTCGGTACCTTCTAAATCGTGTGTTAATTCGTGAATAGCAATATTTTCTAAACTTTTCTTTGTGTCTGCATTAGGGTTAATTATAACTTCCCTTGTAATATTTCCATTGTTGTCTTTACTAATTTTCCAAATTGCATTCTGACTATTATCATTAAAAACATCTGCATCATATCTAGCTTTTATTTCTCTTTCATTTGTTACTCTAGCTATACTTTGTACCGTATCATTTTTAGTATCAATATTATATTTTTTAGCTGTTTCGAAATAATCCAACTCTTTTACTGGTACATTTATATTTTTTCCCCTTGTTTGTAATTCATCGTTATTTATCTGGCTCATATTTTGATTTTGAGCTGTTTTAGTGCTTGTTTGAATAGTTTGTTGTTCTATATTGTTTTGAACGTTTTGAGCTAATTCTGGTGCTTCAGTTTTTTGTATTTTGTCTTGAACATCTTCGATTACTCTGTTAAGACTTTCTTTTTGTGTTTTTGTCAAAGTTTTACCTGTAATATTTTCCATTTCTTTGTATGTGCTTAAATTTTCTCCACCAAGCCCTAAGCAGTTGAGTGTTAAAGTCGTTAAAAACGTCATTTTAGATGTTTCTTTTGCTTCTGCCCATATAGTTTTCCAGTCTGGAAAATCTTTATTATTTACAATTTTGTCAATAGCATAATCAGCAATATTCTCAATGTTCTCTTCAGCAATTTCACCAGCCATTTGATAACCTTTTGTAGCCAAAAAATTAGTAATATTATTAGTGGTTTTTCTTGCAATAGCATTTCCTACAATATCATCTAAAGCACCTTTCCCACCTATTTTTATGCCTCCTGTAATTTTTTCAATACCCATTGATGTCAATCCCTTTAAATTACCACTTAGTGTTGCCTGTTTCAAATCTTTTCCCTCATTTAATCTTTCGCCAATATCTTCTCCCGAAACGTTCATTCCCATTGATGTGCTTGATAAAACAGAACCTGCTCCTGGCACAAGGCTAAGAGCAACAGAAGGTGCCATTCTTCCTATTGTTCCAGATACTTGTCCTGCAACTCTTCCTCCTTCTGTAAGTCCAACAGGTTCTTCCACGGGGGTTGAAACTTTTTCATAGAGTTTGGCTATTCTTTCTAATTTTCTATCTTTTTCTTTGGAATAATCATCAGCTACATAGTCAGGAAGCCAACTTCTATTAATAGCATCCGCCCACCTTTCATCATTTTTTGCACTATTAGCCAATAAATGAATATTCATGTTTTTAACTGCATCTCCTGCATTTTTAGTAAAATTTTTAGCTACATATTCAATATTTGCAAGAGTTGGATTGACTTTTTTAATTTTTGCACCTTCTTTTTCTAATTTTTGTAAAGTTTGTGTTGAATTTAACATATTAGAAGAATTGTTAGTATTTTCTAATGCTCTTAACACGGATTCTTTTTGTAAGCTATTCATATTGCTATTTTTAATTTTAGATTCTGTATTTTGTTCTATTTTTTTAACATTAGTATTAGTTAAATCATTTATTATTTTTACTGGTGCTATAACAGAGTTTTCTGTTATATTTGTCTCTTTTTGTTGTAAATCTTGTTCTGCTCTTTTTTCTTTATAACGTTGCCAAGATGATACTTCAACACTATTATATTCCTTATTTATATTCTCCTGCTCTTTTCTTTTTTTCTTATATTCAGCCCAACTCATATTTTTCTCCTTTACAAACCTAATCTATTAAATAAAATTTCAGCATCAGATTCGTTTATTGAATTTCCTACTTGGTTATATATGTAGTTTCTTAAATTATCCTTATTATTATATAGCTTGTTTACATGTTTTCCGACAATTCCTAATTTTAAATTTTGTCCCTTTTTAATAGTATCGTAAATTTTTTGTGCATTTGAGCTTAATTCATATTGTGTCTTTTGCTGTTCCTCTAAATCTCCTGCTCTTACTTCATAGTCTCCTTCTTTAGCAAGTGCAGCAGCAAGCTGTCTTTCAGCTCTTGCATTTTCTATTTCATATTGTCTTTCTTTTTGTTTAAACTCTTCTCTCCATTGTTTTCTAGATTCTTCATACTGTTCTTGCTTTTGTTTAAACTCTGCATCCCATTGGTCTTGAGCACGTTGTCTTTCAATTTCAGCATTTATTTGAGCTAATACATTTTGATATCTATTATAATAATTATCATTTATATTCTGTAATTGTGTTTGCTTTTGTTGTAAAAGTTGATTTCTATATTGGAATCCTTGAAGTGACAATTCGAGCTCTTGTTGTAAAGCATTGTAAGCAATTTGAGCTAACGCACTATTATTTGCAAGTTGAGCTTCTTTAATTCCATTGTCATAGTTAAGAGCGGCCTTATTATAGCTTTCCATTGCACTTGCTTTTCTGTTTTGATATGTATTCCACATACTAACTTGCATACTTTGTGCATACCCACTACCAGATAAACCATTTGTTGCTAAATTTTCTGCATTTGCAGAATAGTTATTACTTTGTTTTTGCCAGTCAGAATATGCTCCTTTTTGCTCTTTTACATAATCTTTTCTTGTTTGTTCTTTCTCTTGATTAATCTTATCAATCATAAAATCTGTTTGTTGTTGCTGAGCTTCTTTCTGCTCTTTTGCATAATCTCTAGCTGCATCTATCTGGTCTTGATAATATTTATCCGAATTATTTATCATATCATCATACATGTTTTCTGATTTTGTTAATTGATCTTGTTTTTCATTTTCTGTATTTTTAAAACGCTCATCTTCATAATTAACAGCATACTTATCCATATTCTACCTACCTTTTCACATAACTTCCCACATAACTTTCTAATGTCAGTTTTTCAACACTAAAAGGTTTTGTAGCGCTCATTTTAATCTGAATACTCTTCCATTTTTTCTTTTTAATTCTGGCCACTATATAACCTTTAACATTTTTATATGTATCTATATTTTCAAAAGTTTTATTATCAACTTTAACAGACACCAAAATACTCTCTCCAGACATATTTACAATACAACCTTTTTTATTTGTAGTTTTTTGCATCTGTGGATATTTAAATTCATCTTCAAGTGTTGTCCAATATGATGTAACATTGCGTTCTTGTGTAAAATCTGTTAAAGTATAAATTCCATCATTAGTTCCAACATAAAGAATACCATCGTTTTCTATTGCAAATGTAATAGTTTTTTCAAGTTCCCAATAAAACCACTCATATTCAGTATGTGTGTTGTTTGTAAACATTGATCTACTATCGGCCAGATAAACTTTATTATCAACAAATACTAACAAATATCCTTTGTGTTCACACAAAATTAAATTCTCATAATTCTCCTCTTGGAGCATTTTATTATCCACTAAACTACTCCTGTGTGATGCCACTTGTTCTGTAGTAACATCTCCAGTAATTGCTTCCATTCCTCTGTCTGAAAAAAATACAATATCATCATTAAAATTTATTCCTGTAGCCACACATCCTAGTGAAATACTAGAGTGTGATGAAGGATATAGCTTTCCATAATCGCTATCAGTAGCTGGATTATGATAAAAAATTGAAGTATTTGCAGAAGAAGGTTTCTTAAATACCCATAATGCATTATTTCCACTTACCATTGCTGTTATTGGACTTAAATCAAGGCCTTCATTATAAAAATCTAAATCACTCACATATCTTGGGTTTCTAAGAGAACTGTGAAAAATAGTATTAGGGTAATCTTGATTTCCACTAAAAAATACTCTATTATCAAATAGTTCTAATAGGGTACACTTTAATATTTTTTCTTTTTCCCCAGCTACTGTTTTAGAAAATTGAATAATTACATTATCTGTCCCAACAGAATCAGGTTCTTCAGGAGCTGTATTAAAAGTTATTTTACCATTTACCTTATCTACAGAAAAATCTGTTGTCTCAACATCATTCACCCAGGCTTTGACTGTATAGTCCGAATCTAAATCAGTTGTGTCTAGACAATATTGGGTACTTTTCCCATCTGCACAAAAAGTATTTTTTCTTTCTCCTGTAAGCAAATTAACATCTTCTAATGTTTTTCCTCCTCCTCCAGGTGCTCGCGATATTGTTGTAGTAGGAATATATCCTGTTACATCTTTTACTGTTTGTCCGTTATACTCTAGATAATTTATTCCATCTTTAAAAAAGAAAATGTTATTATGAACAAAGCCACAACTTTTTTTGGGATTCAAACCATTTTCTTTTATTTTTGTTAATGCTTTTGTTTTCATGTTGTAATCATATAAAGAAACTCCTGCATGTATAATCATATGTTTTACATCTAAAATAGTATAGAAATTTATACTAAAAATATTTAGATTAAATAATTTAAACAATTCTAAACCAGGTCTTGTCTCAATGTTTTTGCCCAATTCATTACCATAATTTTTCCACATATTAAGTGCATCTGGGCTTCTCATTAAAGAATTATTGCTTTTAGTAAAATCTACACCTTTGAAATTGCCATAAACTCTAGTAATTAAATTTCCACTTATTTCTGACATAGTCTCCTCCTAAAAATCTGTTCCACCTTCTATTGAACAACTTAATTCGCCGAATCGTGGATCTAATCCTTGTTTTAATTCAGTATATCGGTTTGCATATATTTGTCCATATTGATTTGAAACATCACTTTTTAATAAATCAGCTGCAACTCCATAAGGCATTATTTCAAGTGCATCTTCGCTAATTTCAAGTTTTGTAGTGTCTGGGCTTGAATAATCGATTTTTTTAGGATATCTATAATAATAAATAATAGCTTCTCCTGTTTCTTGAAATTCTATATAGTTTCCAAACCTTTCGTAGCTAAGTCCCTTTATTTTATTTAATTGATAAAAATTGTCTAAATCTTCTAACTCAAATTTCGAATTCTCTGTTGCTTCTACTGTTTCTATGGCAGGAATTTTCTTTATTCTTGCTAATTCATGTTGAATTTGGTCTATTACATCATTTATTTTACTTGCAAAGTCTGGGTCATCTGTTAAGTTCTTATTTTCAGTATTTATTTCTTCAATTAATCTAAACACCTTTTGTTTCATATCCCCTAAAGTCATAGTATCCTCCTTACTCCTTATCTGGAGATTTTAACAATTTATATTTTTCAATTGCTTCATCGATTGTAAGCATTATATATTCACTTATTACAAAACCTTGTCCTTCAATGTATATAAGTAATTGTTCTGGTTCCAACTCTATTTCTTGATGTTCCTTTTGAGAAACTTTTCTTCCATTTCTCATAATATATTCTTTTTCAACATCCTTTATTAAAATATTGTTTATAATCTTATCTACTATATGTATTTTATATCCTTCACCCTCTTCAAAGTCATCGCATAATTCTATATCTTTGCCGTTATTTTTATATCCACCATAAAATCTAACATTAGGTGTTATTACATATTTTTCTAAACTTTCTAACTTATCCATTTTAACCTCCTGCGTGCACTGAGGAATTGCACCTCTTCTTCTCTTTTTGCACGATAAAAGACATACCATTAAAGGTATGTCTTATTTTTAATAAATTACAGCAACTTTTACAGCTACATTTTCTGGAACAACTACTACAGTTCCATCATTATTTGCATATTTTGCACTTTCAATTCTAATAGCTACAATGCCTCCTGCCGGTATATCTGCAAGAGTCAAATTACTATCTGCTGCTGCATAGCTTCCTTTTGTTGGAGCTTTTACAGAAACATCATAAGCGGCCTCTCCTGTATTTTGTGCAATAATAGTTAAATATTCAGAGCCTGCAAAATCGTTTGGTATTTTAAAACTTACACCATCTGCAGCTGCTGTTGCAGCCTCAAATGTTAATTTTTCAATTGAATTAAATTTTACTTTTACTGGTTTTATTTCTTTTACTGCCATATTAAAAATCCTCCTTATATAAAAATTAGCTCCCAAAAGGGAGCTTTATTTTAGTGAGCTAAAATAACATATAGTTCTTTTGGTCTTGCTAATTTACCACCGTAAACATGTAAACCTTTTACGATGTCAGCAAAACCTTTTTCTTTCCTTGCTTTTTCAACTTTATCAATTCCATTTGCTAAAGCCATAGCTTTTTTAGTTCTAATCATTTCATAATCATCTGTTCCATCATTATATAGATTATTAGACATTCTCATGTAGCAGTTGTTATATTTTCCCACTGCACCTCTTTTAATATATTCTACGTTATCTGTAAATATTGTTTGTAGTTTCTTTCTACAAGCTGTTAAGTGTTCTCCATTTAAGTCAGCAGCTAATTCTGTTTTTGTAGTTACACCATTTTTATATAGTTTTACTAATCCTGCATCAATAGTTGCAAATGGATCAGATTCTGCAGATATATCTGTACTTTGAGATCTCATGTCTTTACGAGCTTCTTTTGCAAGAGTTCCTACAAACTTGTCGTAATCTTCAGCTAAAGCTTCTTTTGCTTCATCGAATTGAGTTTCTAGGTAGCCAGGTTTGCTTTGAGCTCTATCAACATCATCAACTTCAAAAGCAAATGCTTTAAATTGATCAATGTCAAGATATTGTGAATTATCACCTAAATTTTCAACATCTAAATCCTTTCCTGGTATGTAAGTTTGTATAGTAGGTCTCACAGCACCAACTATTTTAAGTCTAGCACCTTGTTTAACCTCTTCACTAAATTGGTAATTACACCAATTTGCTAATAATAAATCATTTTTTAATTCTCTTTGGCAATATTTTGACCAAAATTCAGGTTTAAAGTTACCTGCCATATTAATTCCTCCTTTATTCTACCACTATTCTACCACTTTGACATAGATTTTCGAATTAAATCTAAATTCTTTTCTATTTCTGAAGGAGACATTCTGTCATATTCTGCTTCAGAAATAAAATCTTTATCTCTTTTTGGATTAGAATTAGTTAAATCTCCAACCTGTTCAATTTGTGGTTTTGGTTGTACTTTACGAAATAATTCGTAAGCTTTTTTTGCTGAAACAGTTTCAAGTCCATTATCCTTAATGAAGTTTTTATATTCTTCACTTGCTAAAACTTTCTTATCTGCTCCAATGCTTAAAAGTTCCTTTTCACTTTCTATTTCTTGTCTTTTTTCTGCAAGAGTTTTAAAAATAAGTTTTTCTCTATGAGTCATGTTTTCAGGGCCTATTTTTGTAAGTCTATCTACCTCTTCTACTATGTCTTCATATCCTGAGTTTATAATATCCTCAGCATCAGCATTTGCTAATATTTGTTCTTCTCTATCTGTAAAATTTCTTTGACTTTGAGTAGGTATTTTTACCCCTTGCTCCTCATAGTATTCTTTTAATTGTTTAGTAGCTTCTTGCGTATCATTTGTGCCAAGACCAGCACCCACAACATTCATAAGTTCAGAATAATTAGAATATTTTTTTTCATATTCTCTTCTTAACTTTCTTTCCATATTGCGTTTTTTTCTAGCCAAAATCTCATCTAATTCAGCTTCAGTGTATTTCTTTTCTTCCTCTACTATAGGTTCAGTGGTGGTTTTTTCACCTTCAACGACTTCTTCTGTGGCTTGTTCTCCCACATTTTCAGTAGTATCTTCAACTACTAGGTTTTCTGTTTTTTCATCTTCCATTATTAATCCCTCCCATTTTTTTATAAGTGTTCGTCTTCACTTACCCATACAGTTTTAAGTCATAAATGCTTGGACTAAAGAATAGCAGTCAAACCTTCGTTTAACTGCTGTATATTTCACAACCCTTTAACTATAAGAATAGTTAGTAGCTGTTGAAAACTAATTTAATTTTATACATTTATTCTCGAATTTTTTATAAGCATCGAAATACAATTCTTTTTTATCTCCATTGTATGTGCATTCATAATACATACCATCAAATAAAGTTGTACTCAATAATGCTTTATGATTTTGTAATGTTTTACAATACCAAACATCAAATATCTCAAACTCTGGAATATTATCACTCTTATCTAAATGCTCTTTTGCATATTTCTTCACTATTTCTTTACACTTTTCAATAAATTCTTTGCTTCCCATATTACTGAACCTCCATTACCCATTTTCCATATTCTGTTGCTATTTGATGTTCTATTCTGCAACCTCTTGCATTTTGCCATCCACTCATAAACAATACTGCATCAACTTTACCTATTGATTCAATAGATTTTGATAAATAATATAATGCCGTATCACAATCTTTTGGTGCTTCTTCTGCAAATATTGTATCTATTACTTCGTGTCCTTGTTCTGTTAATTTCTTTAATAATTCTGCTCTTTCAGTTCTAATTTGCTCATTTGTTTTTCCTTTCATAGGTTGACTAATCATTATTTTCATTTATACACCCTCCCTTGTTATTCCTTTTATTGCCCAGAATTGAGCTTCTTCTAATTTTGTTAGTACAAGTGATGTTTCTCTACTAGGTTTGCAATTATGGTCTATCACATCATACATATTAGAAAATGAACTTCTAATTAAGTCTATTCTGTCTTGCTGTTCTTTGCTTACTTCTATAAATTTTGCTCTATTATTCATTGGTTTTACCTCCTTTTAAATCAAGCTATTTGTTGACTTTCACTTAATTGTTGTGCCTGTGCATCTGGATCATTATTAATAAACTGCATTGCTTTTTGTTTCAGTAATTGAGCTTGTGAATTTATCTCTGCTATTTTTGCTTGTTCCTCTTCCATTTTCCTTATTGCTTTTAACAACTTTTGTTTTGGCATTGCACTATCATCATCTAGTGTTTCAACATAGACTTTTAGTTCTTGTAATCTTTGTGCACTAAAATATCCACCCTTTAAAAGATTTTCAAGACTTTGTTCTTGTGCAAATTTATCGTAAGCACCGCTTTGGTGTTACATCAACTTTCACATCTGCTTGTAGTTTTTCTAAAATACTTCCTTCCACTGGTACAAGTGCTACTGTAGTTTCTCCTGTTGGACCTGTTATTTCCTCATCAAGTGTTAAGCCATCTCTATTATAAGTTTTTATATTATCAAGTAAAACTCTAGCAAAGCACTCAATAAAGTATTTCAAATTACCGTTTTGCTCTTTTAACGGTTGTTGAGCTGCTTGTTGAACAGCTAAAATTGCTCTTCCTGATGCGTTTTGAAGAGTGCTATTATTTAAACTTCCAGTTGCAGTATCTGAAGCATTTGCTAGTTCTCTTGATACATTAATTAAATCATTCATTAAAGCCTGTACATCACTACTCATTTGAGCAGGACTAACATTTGTAAATATCTTATTTACATCTTGTACATCAGAACCCTTAATTTTTATAATTGCACCAACTTTATTTATATCTTTAGGGTTTTGGATTTTTTCAATTGCAACTGCTTTTGTTGGATAGGCTGTAAGTTTTGCTACCAATGCTCTCCTCATTAGAGTTTTATTAACTTCCAGTTGGTTTGGAATCAAAGGTTCAACTTCTCCTTGACCTCTTGCACTTCCTTCCTTTTCTTCCCAAATAAAATGAATTACAGGATAATAACTTAACCCTGTATTTGTATCTTTCTTGATTTCTACATATCTGGTTGATTTTGCATAATGAACTTTGCCGTCTTTCTTATATAACTTTGTAACAATTGTTACCATATCATCTTTTTCCAGTTTAGATTCTTCTCCACTTTCTTCAAAGGTTTCATTATCACCCATAATCAAGTTTGCTGATTCTTCACTTACTCCACAATCTATAGCAATTTGTCTTGCCTCAATTACAGATACTCTTTGTTTTACAAGTATATATGGTTGTTCTTCTATTTCATCATTGTTTTCATTTCCATAGTAAACATCAACCTTTGAAAGAATTTTTATTTTAGGAGTAGCTTTTTTCTTGTTATAATCAATGTAACAAACACATTCTCCGTTTATTGCTGCATTTTTACAAATCTTCTGTATTTTCTTATCTAGGTTTTCATTTTCCCAGATTTTTGCAGCCTTACGATTTAACAATTTACAAACTTTTTCTGAAGTTTCTTTGAACTCATTATTTTCCAAGTTTTCACTTGAATAAACTATAGCCCACAAATACTGTATTACTACACCAACTTTGTAACGAACGATAGGTTTAATGTAATTTAATTGTATCGGTTCAATTCCTGTTATCTTAAGGTCTTTGTTTTGGTCTCCTCCAAACATTCTAAAATTCAAATCTGTTTGTGTGTACATATTTTTTAATCTCATATAGTCCTGTCCTTGTTGATATAATGCCCAAATATCGGTTTCTTGCACATCTTTTAAATCCATTTCCTACCTCCTAAATCTCTGTAGATATATCTTTTTGCCCAAGTGATGTTCCATCAAATCTATCTATATTCTCAAGTGATTCTAAAATCTGCTTTTCTTTTAATCTATTCTCTCTATCGTCTTCCTCTTGTCTCTTGTGTTCCTGATATGCTTTTACAGGATTAACAATTTTTTTATTGTTAAAAATACACATAAAAAATGCAAACATAAAAATGTTTGATATTTGTATAGTTAATATAATTAACAAAATTTCAATTAATTTCATAATCAAACTCCTTATTAAATAATTTCAATGTCTTCTCCATAATCACTATAGTCCTCATTTTCACTTTGAAATTGTAATTGTGTATCATTTTGTTGAATTATAATTTCATCTTCCATAAATACAACCTGTTCTATTATTCTGTATGCTATAGCTAATCCCATTACAAGGTCATCATGTTCTCCTTCTTGGGCTTCTGCTCTACCTTTTTCATTTTTTATAAACATTAGCATTTCTTTTAATGTATCACTATCATTTATAAGTTCAACTGTATCTCTTACTATTTTTACAAGGTTAGATATTATAACTGGTCTAGTAACGCTTGTAGTTCTAAAGCCATAAGATTTTTCCATTATTCCGCTGAATTTGTCTTCACGTTCTCTTATGTATAAGTTTGGATATCCTAGTCTTTGCAGCTCCTTAATAGGGAAACTATCAAAATTACTTTCAATACCAATAAGTGCTTGCTTATAATACATTCCTAAACAGTACATTTGTTTAGAATACAAATCTGCATCCATTTGATGCTTCAATACTGCAACTTGTTCTCCAGTTTTTGCATCTAAAACATGTCCTGTAAAGAAATCAGAACCATCTCCTGCAGTGTCTCCACCTATACCATACTTCGTAATATGTGGTGTATTTGGAACTTTATATATTTTAATATATCCATTTGGATCATTTACCCATTTTATATTAGATATTTTGTTTTTCTTGTATGGTCTATCTGCATAAGGATTAAGTGTTCCAAATGCTGGCAATGTGTCGTCATAATCATATTCAAAATAACCTATTTTCAATGGTTTAGGTGCTTCATCTATTCTTGCAATTATTTTATCTTTATCAAAAACACAATTACCACTGCTTAAAAAAGCTTCATCTGGAGTACATGGATACTCTTGTTTTATTAACTCCTTATTTAGCATTTTTTTGTATTTAGAATAGTACCACCACAGTTGTTCATCTTCTAAGTGTTTTACATATTTAAGCCACCTTAACCTTTCATATATCCAATCTTCTCTTGTATCAACTCTTTGCAAAAAGTTTTCTTTAGTTTGCTTACTTGCAAACTCAATTCTATATTCCTTAGTTCTCCACCACTCGTAGAAAACATTTATATGTGCTCCTGATTTCCACATCTCCCTAAAATCATTAAATCCATTTGCTGTCGTTTCATAAATTTTAATAGAACTTTTAGTTAATGCTTCACCCAGACCTGCTAATATGTTTGAAACACCATTTCTCCAGAAAGCGACCTCTGAACCATGTAGAAAATTAATTGTCCTTGATCTACCTACATCTTTTGTTGCAGTATCGGCTGACCAACTACTATTTAGCTTTTCAAATAGTAATTGTCTCTTGTTGTTGAATTTTTCTGTTGGTTTTATGTCATCTGGCAATTGGTTATAAACATATTTTGCTTTATTTTGAAATATTGCTTCGGTATTTGAAGATTCATCAGCCAAAGTAATTCCTTCAAAATTTCTTTGAGTTATAGAACATGCAAGCTGATATGCAGTAATTGCAGTTGTAAAACCCTGTTGCCTTCCTTTTAGAATTAGAATTGATATATCTGTTATTTCTCTATTTTCAAAATCTTTCTTTGCCTTATTTAGAACATTTTTAATAAAATCATTTTGAACTTCATTAAGAAAAAAAGGAATAACATTTTTATCTTTGTCTACAACAACAAAAAGAAGTTCAATTAACTTTTCTGGATACTCTTGAACTTCACTTCTTAACTGTTCATTTTTTATTATTTCATTTGCAATTGCTTGTCTTAACTTTTTGTCTTGAAAAATGCTGTGTTTATTCTGCCATAAATCTTTTCTTTTTTGAATAAGTTCATCGGCACTATATATCAAATCAAATCCTCCAGTTTTACATTTACATCACCAGTATGTTCGACTTCTTGTTTATCCGACCAACCGAAATTGTTTTTTAGATTAAAAATAACACCTGTTGCAATGCTCTTTTTAAAAAGACAAGTTTCTACAAATTCTTCAATTCTTGTTTTGGCTTCTTCAATAATATTCGCATATTCTCCGACCATATTTTTTTTGATATTCAAGAAGTGTCTTTCTACTTAAACCAAGATGTCTAGCAAGTCCAGAAACAGTGTATGGGATTCGCCCTTTGTTGCATATATCAAAGTATTCATCAATTAAAATTTTCATTTCTTCAGCATTTTTATACTTTCTATTTCCTCCAACAATAATACGTTTTTCATCTTCCCCCATATTCTCACTTCCTTTTGCACGCAACTTTTAAATTACATTTATCACAGTCTTTTTTGCGAGTTTGTTTATGTTTCTTTGTAAAAGCCAGCTTTGTATAATATTCTCTTACAATATCTTCTGCTAACGCACTACCTTTTTGTTTCATGTTTTTCCCTTTATACAAAGAATTGACTAGGATATTCTTTGTTTGTATTTTTAGAAAGAAGGTCATTATGAAACCATATATTAATTGCCTAGTATCATTAATATTAATAATAAAACAAAAATTGTGCTGAACATAATCAACACAATTTTCATTTTGTAGTCTTGGGCATGCCCTTTCGAGCAACTACTTACTTTTTGACTTGATACAATTTTAGCACATTTAAACCGAACAAAACGAACAAATATAAATTTTTTTTATTTTTTTTCAAAAAATCTATTAATTTTCATCCTAATAGAATCTGCTGTATATTTATTTTTACTAAATCTTTCGTTCATCGCGTGAGCAACTTGATTATAATTTTTGTTATCATAATAAACGTACCTTATAATTTGTCTTAATTCGCTATCTTCAACGTAATTAAGATCATATTCAACTTGTTTTATTAAACTATCAATTTTACTTTCCTTGTTTCTAATTAATTTTCTATACTTCTTTTTTGCTTTTTGAAATTTAGGTTTCTCTAACCCCTCTATTTTGCAAGTGTGCTCTGTGTAAGGGAAATTCGAGCTACTTCCTCTAACACTGTCAACAACAATATTTTGAGGCTTGTCCTCAAGTTTCTGTAATCTTTTTCTTAGGTCCTGTAACTCAGTGTGCATTGCACTTATTTGTGTTAAAACACCTTTATCCATTTGTTTCCTCCTTTTATTTCTTCGTATTTAGCAATTTGTTCAATAACAATATAACTTGTTTTCTAGCTCTTATTTGTGCATTTAATTTATGTATAAATATTTGATGACTTTTTCTATAAAAATTATTACTAATATTTCTTCTAATGTTTTCGTACATCTTAACTTTTTCATTGTCTTCATTATTATATATCTTTAATTTTTTTATAATATCATATAAATTACATACAGATATATAATCTTCTTTCAATTTTTTATTTATTGCTTCACAAGATTTTTTCACATATTCAGCATAATTTTCTTTTAAGTTTTGGTTTTCTTTTTGTAACTTTTCTATTTTATCCTTTTGCATGTGTTCGTTAAGAAAGATATTTTCTGAATATAATTCATTCTGTGTATTATCTTTAATTTGATTATATCTATTTGCTATTTTTAAAGCTTCCTTTCTGTCTACAAACCTGCATTTACTAGTTAAAAAACCTTGTTTTGCATTTCTGAATTTATCTGGAAACATTACAATTAACTCTGAATGTGAATATCTGCTTACAAAAACTTCTCCTTCTTTAGTTTTAATTGCTACTGCTACTATTATTTCCATTTCCTCTCTCTTGTTTTCCATTTTTATCTTCTCCCTTTTAATATTTTTATATCTTCTTCTATACTATTTTCTTTCACTTAAAATACCTCCTAATATAATGGTATTTTATTCGTTTTTCCACATTTTTTGCATTTATATGTTTGATTGTCTAACATTTCAAAATTTTTATTTTCACAATTAGGACACCACCACCATGCTAATCCTAATTCATTTATTTGGTAAATATCTAGTTCACCTTTATAATTAGTCCCTTCTACTTGCCAACATCTTTTAATTCTTAAATTTATATATGGATTATCTATTAATTTAGCAACTTCACATCCTAATGCAATTTGTTTTGCTTCTTTTGATGTTCTAGCTGCTATATAAGTGCAACCATAATCAGGGTCTCCTTCAGCATAGTAAACTTTATTTTTCTTTTCTTTCACTATGTATCACTCCTTATATTTAAATTTTGTTCAAAAATCATAAGTACTTTTTCATAACATTCGTGTTTTGTTTTCTCTGTTTCTGCTAAATATATCACATCTTTATTTTCAAATTCTTTGTAGTGTTCCCATGTTTTATCTAATTCCTTGGCTATTTCTTTGTATGTTTCAATAAATGCCTCTTCAAGTTTTTCTTTGCCAATTTTCTTTATTTTTTCTCTCGCTTTTTGTTCTAAAAACATATTTTATTTACTCCTCTCAAAATATTTTTCAAAATCTTCTTTCTTTATTAATTCTGCTATAACATAGTCTTCTTTGCTTGTTAAAATCATTTGAAGTATTATTACATCTCGATAATATATATTTTCATCTGATTCGTATTTATAATTTCTAAACATTGTTTCCATCGCTGAACCATCTAACCTTAAATGTGCAAACCAACTTTCTTTATATGTTTTATATATTCCGCCACTACAAGCATTTATTTTTAAATTTGTATCTCCTGCATTATAACTATTAAACATATCTTATTTACTCCTCTCCTGAGAACATCTCTTCATCTTCTCTTATCTCTTTGAAATCATCATTCAATTGCACTTTAGGGCTACTTTCCACCAATGTTGTTCCTAATCCCCATTGATTATTCATTATATAATTACTTATAAAGAAATGAATATTATCTTCTCCAATAACATAAAAGTCATTAGTCTTAGTTCCCATTCTTTCTATTGCATAACATACTTCTGGTAAACTTTTATTTATATCTCCATACTTATATGTTTTGTCATATCTAAAAGTTAAACTTATATTTTGAATTATTGTTCCTGTATTTTTGGTCCTTTGATTATAAAATGGTATATGATATAACATCTTTATCTCTTTTAATTTACTTATGTATTCTCCTTTTGAAGATATTTTGTTTTGTATTTCTTCTTCAATCCCTTTTCTTTCTACTGTAATATATCCCCAGCTAAATATTATTTTGCTTGGTTTATCATCAAAAGGATATTTTTTATTTTCCTTATTCTCAAAATCATATTTAATTCCTAAAAAATCTAATATTTGTTCCATATTAAAAAAATTATATTCTTCCATATCTATTCTCCTCCTAATAACTAACTCTTATTATGTAACTGTTAAATTCTGGTTGATAATCTATACTTAGTCTTAAATCTTGCATTTTATCTATTCCGTATCTTTCTATTTGCATTCCACCTCTTAAATTTCCTATATGATTAGTTATTGCGAATTTAAGTATGTTTTCTAATTGTTCTGTATATTGTTTATCTGCTTTTTGTTCTTCTAATTCTGTTTTTAACCTGTCATTCTTATTTCTTAATCTACTATTAGATAATTGATAAGTTTGTAATTCTTCCTGTAAATTTTCTATTTTCTTATTTAGCTTCTTTACTTTTCCTTTAACACTCATCTTCTCCTCCTCCTATCTCTAATATTTCTAATATGTAGTATTCTTTATTAGGCTCTGCTCCCCATTCTGGCTTGCCTGTACCTTTTCCTTTAAATATACATTTACACTTTACTTGTGGACTATTTTTACTATAACCATTTCTAAAGATAACATCTAACATTACAGTATTGTTATACAAAATAAATGCCGTTACTTGTTGTGCAAATGTTTCTTTATCTAATTCTTTTTTTATAGCATTATAAAATCTCGTTTTATAATATGGCTTTATTTCTCTGTATTCTTCCTTTTTCTCGCCACTTTTTATCATTTCAAACCATCGTTTTTTTATTGGTAATATTAACATTCTTCTCCTCCTACTTTATAGCAATTAGCCATATATTTCCATATAAATCCTCCTGCTGTATGATTTCTACCTGTAACACATTGACTAATATTTTTTCTATTTATTTTTATTTCTTTTTCAACTTCTACTGCTGATTCCCATTTTCGTATAAAATTGCCATCTAAATCATATTGCAATAATGCCTTTATCTTATTTTTCTTACAATATTTAGAAGCTACTCTTTTTTGTCTCAAGCTAGGTCTTTGTAAGCCATATTTTATTGCATGAATTTGATTTTCTTTACTTGTAACCCATTCCAAATTGCTAACTCTATTATCAGTTTTTATTCCATTTATGTGATTTACTTCTAATTTTTTATTTGGATTAGGTATGAATGCTTGTGCTACTAACCTATGCACACTATATTTTTTGTTTATCCCATCTTTGCTTAATTCAACTCTTGCATATCCTCTTTTTCCAACAAATGTTCCTTTTAGTTTCTCTGTTATTTTTTTACTATCTATATATTTAAGATTTCTTTGCAATGATTTCACTCTGCCATAATTACTAATTTGGTATTTTCCCTCATAACCTTTGATATCTTTCCATATTTCTCCGTACTTCTATATCTTTCATTTGTTTCTCCTTTCCAATTTTCTAGTTTTGTCTATTATCTTTGCTATTAATGCTCCTGATTTTGTTAATTCCGCTTCTTCATAAATCAATTTATTAGTATTCATTATCAATGCTTCAGAATCAGCAACTAGTATTAAATTATCTAAGTTAAAATTTCTTTTGTTTTTATCTGCAAATATTACTTTATGACCGTTTCGGTATGTTGCCATACATACTTTCATAAATGTATCTATGTTTTTCTACCCAAATATTGGGCTCTGCTATCTTTATAAAAATATAACCTTTATTTTCTCTTTCACTGTAATTTGGTAGATTACAACTTTTAAGTCCACTGCTTATCTTGTGTGAATGTTTATATTTCTTAACTTGTCCAACTGTAAAATTAGTTTTAAACTCTTCATTTAATCTTTTTGTTAATTCTTCATTTCTTAATCCTGCCGCATTGTCTTGTATAAATCTTTTATGTTTTTCATTAAATATCTTCTGTCCCATTATTATTTACCTAAATTTAAACTTAATAGCGGTGCTATTGAATTGTTTTCTTCTTTTGTTGATTCTATATGTTTTTTTGCTTGTAATAGTAAATTTGCGTTATTAATTATTGTTTGTGATACACTTACCACTTGTTTAGATATTTTTAATTCTCTATTCAATGCTTCTTCAGTTAAAGAATCATCTCTTAGTATTTCTAATTCTTTAAACAAATAGTCATTCAGTCCTAACAATGTATTATTTTTTGTGTCGTCTTCAGTTGCGTTATCTTGTCTATTAATAAGTTTCTGTATCTCTTCATTTGTCATTTTCCTATACTTTTCATATCTTCCATCTTGTTTCATAGTGTTATATTCATTTTTAACTTCATTTATTGTTGATACAGTTGCTATTGCTATTTGTTCTAATGTCTTTGAATTTGCATTTTTACAAATATAAATTTGTTCTTGAATTGAAAATTCTTTCATTCTTCTCCTCCCATCATTTCATACAATTTATAATTCGTCTCTTCTAAATCGCTTATCATACTTCTTTTTGCTTCTATTACTTTTTCTAAATCTTCATTTTTTATCTTTAATGCTTCATAATCTATTGCTAATTTTAAACTCTTTAAACTTATAAATAAGTTTAGTATTATTAATATTGCTATTAGTATTTTTAAAAAATTATTTTCATTCTTCATTTTTCTGCCACCTCGCAACATTTCAAATCGTTTAATATTCTAGCTTTATATTTTCTGTTACTTTTGTCTTTCTCTAATGTTTCTATATTAGCCCTTGCTGTTTTTAATTCACACAAAATTCCTTTTCTAATAAAACAATTTGCAAATCCTTGTAAAGTTTTTATTAAATTTAATTCATCTTTGTATTTTCTTCTTTCTATTCTCACATTTCTCAAACTGTTGTACACCTTTATTCTTTGCACAGCGTTTAATTTACTTATTTCAATTTCATGTAGTAAATCTTCTTGTTTTAATTCTTCATTCTTCAGTAGCATTTGTGTATTTTTTTCTTCATCATCAAGACTTTCAAAAAATTCCTGCATATCTTTTAAAAATTCTTTGTATTCTTCCAAACTTTTCATTTTATCCTCCCATTTTTATTTGTTCACCATTAGTAGTATTTCTATCTGAAAAAGCATCAATAAAATTTTCACATTCATATTTACCTTTAAAATTCACGTTTAGCAATAGATTACATCCAAAACACTTTGCACATTTTACTCTTTTTATCCCATGTTTTTTTACCATTTCTTATTAATACTCCTTTTTTTATTGTGTTTCTGTCATTTTGATTAATGCTTTACTTATCTTATATTTTGTAAAACTCGTTGTTTTTCATATTTTGCTAGAAATAACTTTATTTACTGGCTTTTTTATTATTCAGTTTACATTTTCTAATTATGTAAAAGTTGCTTTATTTTTTTATATTAAAAAACTTAAGTTCTTGCATCTTTTTGTTATTTCTAACCTGTGTAATTCCTATATACCTTAATGTTGTTTCTTGACTCGAATGATTTAAAATATCCATTACCAACGCTATATCTTTACCACTTTCCTTGTATAGGAAATACCCAAAAGTTTTTCTAAGAGTATGTGTACCAGTGTTATGTATTCCATGTCTTTCACACACACTTTTTATTATTTGATAAGCTCTCTGTCGTGTTATTGGTCTAAATGTTTGTCTACTTCGAAAAACATATTCTTCTGGATCTTTATCAAAAGCATAATTATCTATTGCTCTTTTTAAATATGGATTCCAATTATAGCTTTTTTGTTTGCCAGTTTTCTGTTCTCTAATGTTATAATAATCTTTTTGCAAATCTTTGACCTTAAACAATAAAATGTCTGAAATTCTTAGACCGTGTGTATATTCCAAGCAAAAACATTAAAGCATTCCTCTCACTTTTTTCTTTCAGGTCGTTATAGATATCTTCTACAACAACCTTGTCTCTAATAGGTTCTACAAAGTTCATATTTCCTCCTATTTCGTTATATGTTCACCATTTTTCTGGGTGAATTTATCGCAATTTTCAAGAAGTCCCACCAGATTATTTGTTATAATACAAACATTGTGTTCATCGCCTTCTATGTCAAATTGCTGCACTCTAAATTCACAATTCTCGCAATTATACTTTGCATGCCAAGCCATTTATAATCACCCCCCTAAATCTTCATAGACATTAATTTGCAAAACAAATTCTGTTGGCTATTAGCATCTAAGCTTGCAAATTCTTTTGAATTTTTTATCTCTCCAATTCTTTTAATTTTTTCTGCATAACTTCCTGGAGAATTTTGCTTATATTTATTTAATAATAAAATAAATAAATTATTATTATATTCTTTCTCTGTGTCCGTTCTGTTGTCCTTTTGTTGTCCGTTCTGTTGTCCCTCGAATTGGTATAACGCCCATTTTTCAATACTTACACTTGTCCATTTTGTTGTACAACTTTTTTTAATCATACCCTCATTTTGTAAAGTTGACAAAAATGTTTTTACAGTCTTTCTATCCCAACTCCATTCCTCTGCTAATTTTAATTCTGATGTTATAAAACTTCCTTTTTTTATTGGAATAATTTTTCCATTTAAAAGTATTTTAGTGTCTTTATAATTAGCTTTAAAAAGTAACGAAATCCATGCTTCAAACGGACTGAATTTTCTTTTCTTATTCCAAAGCCAATGATCTTGTATTTTTCTATGTAGTCTAATCCAACCTTCCATATTTCCTCCTTTTGTGAAAAAAATCTAAGGTAATTATGTGCCATACCTTAGATGAAACTTTTTCCAAATTCTTTAATAAATTCTTCTCTTGTGTGAGTCTCCTCAAACTTCTTTTGAGCTGTTTTATGTAGCCAGTTTTCAAAATTTCTAATATTAGAATGATCATGCCTGCAAACAGGAATAACTAATTTATGTTCAATACTTTTTTGCCTTCTACAACCTCCAAAAATCTCATGTATATCGCATTTTTTTGAACCACATATATAACATTTTTCCATATTATCTGTTAAAATACTTTCCCTTTTCTTTTCCTTGTAAGCTAATTTATTGGTCTTATTTTTTATTTGCACCTTCTTCTTAATTTTAGGTGAACCCTTTGGAAAAGCAAAAGTACTATAATCTATACTCATTTTTTTAATTATCCCCCTTGCATTTTTAGAATTAATTTGTTATAATTTATTCAGTTTTCTTATTTGAGTTGCTTAATCAATCTTGGTTGGCAACTCTATTATTTTGCCTTTTTCATCATTGTCAATAAAGCTATCTTCATCGATAATATTCATTTCTCGCACACAAATAGCCTTAGCTTCTGCTTCATCACCACTGTTCAGTGCAATTAAAATATTTTTATAGTTTTCGTAATTATACTCGTTTACATTAATTCGGTCTTGTTCTGACATTCTTTAACCCCCTTTACTTTTATAAATAATTTTTGTATAATATCCCTCAGAAAGCGAGGTGTATTATAATGGCTTGTCAAAGAAAAACTAGTGCTAAAGCTGCTAGTGCTGCTTCTGATGTTTTAAGAGATGGTCGCACATCTTCAAAATCTAAAACAGCTGCTGGCTCTGCTCTTTCACAAAGAGCTCCTAAAAAGAAGTAATAATTTTATTTTCTTTTAACACTAGGTACATAGTACTTGCAATGCTTTGTACCTTCTGTTCGTCATCATTCAATTGTGTATAGCCTAACTTTTCCAATATTCCATGTAAAATCTCGTGTATTAAAACCTCTTGTTTCATATCTTCCGAAATGTTCTTGTCAATTTTTATCTTTTGCTCTGTATATTGAATCTGTCCTAGCAATCTTGTATATTTATCTATCTGTTCAACTTCTTCTACATCATATTCAGTTGCTAATATCTTCATTTTTTTTATTTCCATTTTTCCACACCTCCTATTTCATATATTTTTTTACTGCTAAGCAAAAAATTACTAGCAATGTTAATAACTTAAACACAACTTGTCCAGTTAATTCATCTCCTAAATCTAATGCTCCAACTTGTCCTAACATCATAAAAAAACTTATTATTGCTATTATTTTTCTCATTTAAACCTCTCCTTTTATTTTTTAACCACCTGTGCTATAATTTCATTCGAAAGGTGGTGTTATTTATGTCTAATGAACAAATAGCTCATGATTTAGCTATTGCCATTATCATTAATCGAAAAATTGATACTCCTAAACAAGCTCTTGAAGAATATCAATTAATGTATAACGATGTTTTACATAGATTATCCAATTAATGCTTTTAACTCATCTAAGGTGCTCTTGGTCACATCAAGAGTACTTTGGTATTTTATTTCTTCAAACCTATTATCTATTACTAATCTGAGCTTCTGCCACTCACTATATGTAATCCCTTCCAAGTTCTTTAATCTCTCTTCCATATATTCCCTCCCTTTACTTATTTCTATCTATCTGTATTTGCTCCCAAATTGCTGCTTTTAATAATTTAAAACTATTTTCTCTATCTTTTTTAGTAACACCACTGGCCATTTTACCAGTTACGGTATATTTTCCAACTTTCATAGTATCCATAACTACACCTCATATAATTAATATGTAAACTGCTCGTACAACTTTCTTTTTTATCTTATCAAGATAATTCATCTTTAAAAAAAATATCCTCAATTGGCATCTTAAAAATATCTGCAATTATTTTTCCCTCCACAAGTGTAAAAGGAACAGAACCAGTTTCTTTCTTATAGTATGCTCCTTCTGTTTTAAGTCCTAATTTCTCAGCAATTTCTTTAGCCTTAATATTTTTTTCTTGTCTTATTTTTCTTAATCTTTCAAACATTTTTCCACCTCTATTTTCCTGATGGGATAATATTATCATTTTTTATTTATCTTGTCAAGATATTTTTGGTAATTTTTTAAAATATTTTTTCCATATAGGAAATTATGTTTACTTTCCTAACAAGATAGATTATAATATTAGTTAAGGAGTTGATAGTTTGAATAGGTTAAAAGCGTTAAGAGCTGAAAAAAATATAAAACAAGATGTGCTTGCAAAACTACTGGGATTAGAAATTGCAGGTATTAGTAAATTAGAAACAGGAAGAGTTCCACTTAAAGATGAATATATAATAAAATTATCTGATTTTTTTAATGTAAGTACAGACTATTTACTTGGTAAAACAGATATAAGACAACCTATAACACAAATAAATTTTGAAAAACACCTTCTAAATTCTAAATTTGCAGAAAAATATAATAAGCTAACAGATGAACAAAAGAAAACGCTAGATTCATTAGTTGAAGTCTGGGAGAAAGAAAATAAAAAGGAGAAAGAATAAATGAAAGAGAATATATTAAAAGAAGAACAACAAAATAATTTACCTATGAATTGGTGGAACTTTTGTAAATATTTTAGATTTCCAATTAGCATCGTAATGTGGATTATATCGTTAATAACAATATGTAATAATGTAATAGATGGAGATTTTTATTATATGGACATTGTGGCTATTTTAGTTCCTGCAATTTATATAATATTTCAATTTGTCGTATATACTAACTTTGCAAAAGAAACAAAAATTGGTTACAAACTACTAATTTCTTCATTGTTTGTTGAATTACTTATTAGCAGTGCTCTTTATGGGTATTCAAATTCCACAGATTTCAACTTTACACAATCTTTTATAACATATGCTGCTATGTGGGGACTTATATTTGTTTACCCTAATTACGTGTATTTTTCTAAAAGAAAATATGTTTTTTCAGAAGATAAAATAGTTTTAGAAAAACAATACAAAAACAACATGACCAATATTTTATTGGACAATACTCAATCATCTAATAATATTAATAAAATAGAAAATACACAACAATCGGTATCTAGTTCTTGGCAAGAATATTTAGACAAGAATTACGCACCTACAGGGAAAGGAACAAAACTTTCAGAAATACGAATTGATGAAAATACTGATACTTTTGGAGATAATGCAAAAAACATTAATACAAAAGATAAATTTTGCAGACATTGTGGTTATTCTTTGTTAGAAACTGATAAATTCTGTGCTAACTGCGGAAAAAAACTTTATTAATAAAAGAAAATAAAAAGGAGAAATAAATGAGTGAAACTGAATTAAATATCTCTCAAAATGACACTGCCCTTTACGGCAGGCAATCACTTGATAAAAAAGATAGTGTTTCTATTGAAGCACAACTTTCAAAAGGGCGTGCCGTTTGTACCGCTAATGGTTGGGAAATATATAAAGAATATTACGACAAAGGATACTCTGGAAAAGATATTAATAGACCAGAATTTCAAAAATTATTAAAAGATATAGAACATGGCTATATTAAAAGAGTAATAGTCTATAGATTGGACCGTATTAGTAGAAGCATTACTGATTTTGCAAATCTACTTAATTTTTTTGGAAAATATGATGTAACATTTATATCAGCAACTGAAAATTTTGATACATCTTCTCCTCTTGGCCGTGCAATGATTTATATTATAATGGTCTTTGCACAGTTAGAAAGAGAAACTATTGCAGAAAGAATTACTGATAACTACTACTTTAGAGCTAAACAAGGTCTATTTATGGGTGGAGGTGTTCCTTACCGGCTTTACAAGTAAAAAAATTATTGGACAAGACCGGTAAAAAGAAATCTATATTAGAAATAAATAATAATGAAATAGATGTTGTAAAAAGCATATATGATTATTATTTGAATGGTAAAGGTAGTGTAAGAAGTGTTGTGGAGAAGCTTAACACTTTAAAAATAAAACCAAGAAATAATCGACTTTGGTCTTCTAACCAAATTAGCAGAATACTTACAAGGCCAATATACACGAGTAATAGTCCTGATATTTATACTTACTATGCAAATACTAATATAAATATTATAGATTCTCTTGAAAATTTCGATGGAAATAAAAGTTTAACAATAATTGGGAAGGAATCTGGAAAAGGCCAATACAGAAAATATATTGATATTTCAGAACAATTTCTTGTAACTGTAGATGTCCCACCAACAATTAGTAGTTCAACTTGGTTAAGCGTACAATCTAAAATGAAGAATAACAAACAATTTGCACCTAGAACAGGACAAAGTAAAGTCAGTTTCTTATCAGGTCTGCTTGTTTGCGGTCAGTGTGGTTATAGTATGTCTACTAAAAGCCAAAACAAAAAGCGGAAAACAATATACATATATATGCTGCAACACGAAGAAAAATCGTGGATACAGCTTATGCACTTCAAAATTACACCCTGTTCAAGAGCTAGAAAATGCAGTAATTGCTCACCTTACAAAGCATATTGAAGAAAATGATATTTATACAGAGCTATCAAAAATTAAAGAAGATACAGAAATTGATATATCCCTAATAAATAAAAAACACCTTTTAGAGGCAAATATAAGCAAGAGTAATAATGAGATACAAAATTTACTAAAAATCGTTTCTAAAGGCAATTCTGTTTCAAATACATATATACAAAAAGCAATTGAAGATATTGATAGTAAAATAAACAATTATAAACTTGAGCTTCAAAAAGTCGATTCTGAGATATATACTACAAATTCTAAGTATGAACAACTTAAAGATATTCAAAAATATTTAAAAACTCCAGAAGAAATTATTAACTATAGCTTTGATATTAAAAAACAAATATGCAAGGCATTTATAAAAAATATAGTTGTTAGTTCTGAAAAATTAGAAATTAATTATATAATCTAAACTTAAAAAAGCAAAAGCTTAACTGTTGTTGGTCTTTTGCTTTTTGGCGATAAATCACCGAGGATGCGAGAATAGTACTACCCATTTTCCTTTATAATTGCTTAAA